CCTCAAGCAGCAGCACAAGCTCCTCTTCTGGTGGTGGCAACACGCCCTTCAGCAGCCCGTCGCATGAACCTGCAAAGTGACCACCAAAGAAAGATGCACGAAACTGGTTGCCGTCCTTGTCATGCGATGCGATAGATATCAGGCCGCTGTCCTTTATGTTGTCAACTATCTGCTCTTCTATCCTCTGACCGAGGTCAAACAAACGCAGCATGCGCCCACCAAATGTGGACGGCAGACACCAACGAAAGCCCATCCACATCTTGTATTCATCGTCATCACCGATCCCACTGAACCCAAGGTGACCTCGGTGTCGGTTCTCTTTGTTGGCGATGACTTCATCAATCTGATCAAAAATGGACGCTGACAACATTCCAGTACTTACCCTCCTTCCTTACAGTTATTTGTTTGATGTGGCTCATGACTTTGTGATGGTTCACTAGATCCGCGGCGTAGCTAAGATTATACGGTGTCGGTGTGGCTGACTTTGTCAGAGCGTTCCACTTCTTGAGCGCCACTATCCCTGCCTTACCCCGCATACCCAGCATGATAGGCATGCTCTGTGGCCAGTATTCGCCGGGCGTTGAGAACATCACATTGAGATAGTCGTTGCCGTTCTTGGATGTTTTGATCTGCGCCGACACAAAATCGATATTCTTGATCTTCTCAAATTTTTGAGCGGGTTCTTCTAGCTCATCTGAAAGCACCTGGCCTTGTGCTGCTTCGCGTGTAGCAGCTGCGTCTTTTTCTTCTTGCTCTTTGCGCTCTTGGTCAAGCTGATCTAGCAAGTCCTGCTGACGCTGAAGCATCTGCTCTACGCTGTACCTGGGTTCTTCACACTCCACACAGTTGCTTGCGTCCATGTCATTCACTGCGTAACAGTGATCACACACCCAGATCTTCGGTTCAGCCGATTCATCTTCTTGTGGCCGCTCTGGTCTAGCAGTATCGATGCAACCGTGGCGCATCATGTTCTCGCCGTAGTCCAACAGCATGCAGTCTTTTTTGTTGCCCCAGGTGCGCATGCCTCGACCACAGATCTGCACATACAAACCCAGAGACTTAGTCGGTCTGAGCAGCGCGATGCAATCTGTGCGTGGTGCATCCCAGCCCTCGGTCAACACAGCGACGTTGCACAGCGCATTGATAACACCGTTCTCAAAGTCCTCGAGGATCTTTTTGCGCTCCTCAGCGGGTGTCTCTGCCGTCACAACCGCGGCCTCTACACCTGCGTCACGCAGATACATGCACATCTTGTTTGCGTGTGCCACGGTGATACAGAAGAACACACTGCTCAGTCGGCCCTTGCTGTACGCTTTGTCAATCCAATCAGCCACAATCGCCAGCATGGTTTGATCTTCCATGGCGAGGTGTTCAATGTCTGACTCGCGATAGTCGCCACCCTTGAACTTAACTCTGGCTGTAGATGCATCGATCACCGCTTCTGACGCAACCTGATACGCAGACAATCGGCACAGATACCCCGCTTTGATTAGCTCTGGGATCGTGACCCGATGGGCTACACCTCCAAAGAAGTGATCGTCCAACCCATAAATGAATCCTTGACCCATACGATATGGCGTTGCCGTCACACCCAAAACCTTCGGTGCGTAATACTGCGTAGAGTCAAAGTGATCAAAGATTTTTCGATACCGACTCCGCTTCTCTGGCCCAACATGGTGAGCCTCATCCACGATTATGTAATCAAACTGGCCTATGCTACCTAGTCGCTTTGGTGTAGCCAGGGTATCCCGACTAGCGATCACGATAGGTTCGTGTGAATCAAACTGCTTCAACCCCGCAGCCAAGAGGCCACTTGGTGCACAAGGCCATACGGTCTTGAGCTTTTCATCTGCCTGACTGATGAGTTCCTGCCTGTGAGCAAGGATCAGCACACGGCTGTCAGGGTTTTCTTCAAAGATCTTTTTGATCATTGAGGCGAAGACAACAGTCTTGCCAGCGCCTGTAGGTAAAACAATTAGTGGATGAGTGTTCTGGGTATCGAACCAATGGAAAGCAGCATCAATGGCTTCTTGTTGGTAGTACCTTAGCTGCATGCTCGGCCCTCTTTAGTTTACAGTAAGTGCGCGCCCAGAATGTTCTGGCCCACGGTGATAAGTTGTGACGATGCAAAATACGAAGCACAGCTTGTTCTCTTGCAGCGTGTTGTGTTTGGTTCAGTGACATATCATCTCCTCCTCTGATGTATCAGGATCGTCAACAGCCAGCATGCCTTCATCGACTAGTCTGCGAAGTGAGCCGCGGTCTGTGAAATGTAAGTGATAGGTAAAAGCACCAACAAATATAACTTCCATCAAGACATCTTCTGAGATGCCTTTTTTCCTCATTGAAGTTACAAACAAGCCCAAGGCTTTTGCCGCGGTCTCGTGTTCTTCGGTCTGCCAGTTGAATTCAAACTCTTCGTGATCATCCATGAGTTTCCTCCTTGATTAGCCAGCCCAGATAGACGTTGGCTTTTTGCAAGTCTTCTACCTTGCCTTTGTTTTCGTAACGCCAGACATACTTCATGACGTTACCTTTAAGATACCCCTTGAAAGCATCAGAGGACATTGACGCTTTGATTGCCTCAACACACTCTATGCCTCCGCCCTTCGCGTAGTGTCCAGGGTGATTGACTGCGTCTGATAACTTACTCATCAGGCAATCTCCAGATCCCAATCTGATCATCCACCTTGCGCGTTGCCAACTTCATGCCGTGCCTAAGTAAGTAAATCTTCAACGAGTTAGCTTCCTCGCGAGTGTTCACAAACACGCACTGGCCAACCTCCATGGTCGTGAACTCTTTCCATCTCGAGGAAGATCGACCTTGCCTTTTTCCTGGCAGCGGGATGTCGGTGTAAATGGTTTCGGTGTCCTTCATCACATGCCCTCAATGTTTTGAAACTTAATGTCCACGATGATTTCATCGTCAGGCCAGCCACCAACGCTGGAGTACAAATCGGTGATTGATTGCGCAAGCTGATAGACCCTGCCAAAACTTTCCGACAACGCCTTTTGCCGTCGCGCATCGTTTTCTTCGCGGGTTTCTTTCTCGCTATTCCATCTCCAATCGTTGATCAAAAGAGGAATGGGTATCGTACAGACACGTTTGCGAACAGGTTCTGCGTCAAACATGTAGCCAGTAGAGATCTCTATCAGAGCCTCTGCATTCTCCATCCAGTAAGCGTTTTCAGGATCGACAACTTTGTATTTGTCTGCAAACTCTGGGTCAGCCGCTTGGCACTCATGCAACTTCTGGTTTGCTTCAACAATCTCGCCTCTCATTCGCCCATGAGCTTTGATCAAATTTGCATTGCGCTCTTCAAGATCTTCGATCTTCGCTCGCAACTGGTCTTTAGTTTCCGTTTTCATAATGTTTCCTTGCTTTGGGGTTAATCGTTTTTGTCTTTTTCCACAACGTAATCTTTAGTGATTACGCCTAGTTTCGCGTTGCCACGTTGGTGAGGTCGAATGTTCACTACCTTGTATACAATTCCGTTGGCATCCCGATAGTGTCTTTTGTGGCCAGCAACGTCATGCAAGCGAACTCCATAAGACTCTTGTCGTTTAGGTTGTTTAGGTACGATTACTCGACCTTTAGTCTTGGGCAACAACAGTTTCACGCGATAGTGTGAATCATGAGGGGTGAAGTCACGCTTAACCTTGATGCCTTGAGGATCAGATACTTGAGGCTCTTCAACAAAGTAGTCGTAGTTCATCAGGCTCAGTAACGCGATCACCCAGGACATGCGATGCGTATGATCATCATTGCGCACCAAGCGTTTGAGGTTTGCGGGATTATCCTCAATCAGGTTATTCCAACCGTGGCCCCAGCGATCAAATATCGCGTCTTGAATATCTGGCGCGAACTCTCCTTCTAGGTCACCCAAAAACATCAACGCTTTTAATCGGCGATCTGAAATGGTCTGACTTTCATTTTTTTCAAAATGCATTAGTGGCCCCTCCTCAGACCAAATGTCCGTGGTCAGTGAGGAGCTGTCCATGCCGACAACGGGCAGAAATTTGTTCGCGCTCTTGTCAATCAAACTGCCATCCTCGCGGCGACGTTGTTTGTCAAGGTGAAGGTGGTCAGGAGTCACTTCATAGTAACGTTCAAAAGAAAAGCAGTTACCTGGATCAGTTTTTACGGATCGTATTTTTTTCCGGCCCCTTAATGCTTCTTTAAATTCATAATTCATAAGGATGCTTAACATCGTGGTAATGTGCCACGCAACTAAACCATTTTGTTTTGAATACGGATCATGAAACTCCAGCCACATATTGTAGTGTCGAGGCTTTGCGTTGAAGAGCGCAGTCGCTAGGGCGCGTTGATTGCCGCGCTCGACCGATGGCCGCAGGAAATCAATGACTTCATCAGTGATTTCGTACTTCACCGCATTCGCAATCTGCCTAGGTTGGTCGTGCGTGAGTTTTTTTATACCGATTTTGTGAGCCTTACTGATTTTAAAACCTTCCAAACCGTGCAATCTCACATAAGGTTTCTGCCAAGCAGCGGCGACCTCTCTTTGAAGATCACCTAGCTCCATATTGTTTTCCATAACACTTCCTTGCTTTGGGGTTTAATAAGTCCCGCCTTCGGTCACCCTGACGGGAAAGGGTTCGAAACGACCTCTGCCGCACGAATTGCAACGGGAGTGCGACATCAGCCTTGACCTAAACAGTCCCGCCTGTGGGCACGCGGACGGGAACGCGCAGGATGGGGTGATGAGTCCCATGCCCTAGCCATCAACCACTCCAATCTACATTGGCGGTGTTCAAGCCTGGCGCAGGGGTTGCCTGTGCCTGTTGTGGTTGCTCAGTCTGAGCACGAGGTTGTGCAGCACCAGCGCCGCCCTTGTAAGTGGCGATCTTGTTGCTGTCACTGTACTGCCCCGTACCAGCCTCTACCTTGATGGACGCAGTAAACTGCTTGCCCATCGCGGATCTCAGCATGTCAGTGTTGAGAACCTGAGAAGCGTCTTGGCCTGTTGCGCTAACAAACGACTTCAATCGTGACAAACCAACCTGCTGGTTCAGAACAAAGTAGTCCCAAACCTTACGGCCAGCATGCGTGGGGCCGACAACGTTGAACTCAATCTTGATCATCTCGTTGCCAGCTTTTGACGTTGTCTCTTCGTAAAGAGCCGCAGCCAAAGTGTAATCCCCTGCAGGGAACGGAGTGCTGTCCATAGCATTCGTAGTTTGAATGTTGCTGACATCGATACCTTGGTCTAGTAGACCCATATGCCCTCCTAAGCGGCTTCGTTGTTAGTGGAAGGCAAACCAAGCGCAGAGCGATAAGCATCTGCAAAGGCTTGCCACGAGAACTCAATCTTCGATGGAAGATCAAGTCGAGACTTCGCGTCATACGCTGCAGCAAACTTGGTAAACAAACCGCGGTTGCCATAGCTCACGCCACGAGCTTTTGAGCCATCCTTGATCAGGGTGGTCTCGTAGTTTGCGAACAAGTTGAAGTCAACCCAATCCTTAATTAAGGCGTTGACCTTCTTGTTGCAGCGCATCTCCCAGCGATCATATGGCTCCAGTTCTGGATCTTTGTACGCCTTAGATGCAACGTGACTCAAAAGAATCACGTTCATGCCACGCTGTTGGAAACAAACGTTGAGGCCATTCAACAGGTTCAACCAAGCGTTCTCTTCGGCAACGTAAAACGCACCGTATCCTGCTTTGGGGTCTGCCGCTGATGACCAACCGTTTTTCTCACAGACATGTGATTCACCAAGCTTTGCTGCGGCATCCGTTGTGTCCAAGACTACTGTCTTGTACGCATGCTCTTCCATGGCCAGTGTTCTAACCTGCTCCATGATCTCTTCCCAGGTGTTTGCCTGGGGAAACCGTGCAGCGTTGATGAACGACAGACCGTCCTCTGCTTGAATGAAGATTGAGTCGGGAGCATTCGCTCCAAACGTGGACTTACCAATACCATCTGTGCCTTGGATGTTCATCCGCACAGGGGGCATGGTCACATCAGGATCGATCTCCCGATGGGTGGTTACTTGATTTAATAAACTCAAGGTCACACCTCCTCTTCTGGTTGGTTTAGTTTATCTGGGTCAATTGCCTTGACCCGCTCTTTTCCAAGCTTGATCGAATGACAGGCATGCCAACGCCCAGCTTCTTCTGGGTGAGCCATAGCCCACGCAGTAAAGCCGCGCATGTCTACCTTGTAATTCGTAACTTGGGCTACAAACGAGGGCCACGATTCTCGTGGCATTGACTCCAGAAGCTCATCCAACAAAAACTGATCCCAAACGTGTTCACGCTTGATCTCAACAGTTATGCCGTCTTGGGTTCTTTCGCCACCCTCATTGTTCAGGGGGAGTAGAAGTTGACTAACTTCTTTTTGATCTAAGAGTTCTCGCTCAACCGACTTGATGTGTCGCTCGATCTCTTGCTTTTTTTGTTTCGCGCCATGCAGTTGCAAAGCCAGATTCTTAATCCGCTCTTCCATTTCAATCTCACTTCTTCTCTCTACGAAACGGAATGTAATGCATGCAACAATAGCTTGCAACAATTAATTGCACTTTTTTGTTGAAACAAAATTCGGTTGGGTAGAGAATGCGACTTTCTATTGACCGACAAAGGCCATGAAGACGATTGAAAAGAATTTGCAAGTGCCGCCCCATCCTACGAAGGGGCAGGGTAAGTGGCAACTGCTTTTGAAAAAAATGGAAGTCGGAGACAGCTTCACGCTGATGCATGATGAAGATCCGCACGGGTACATATATAGGTCGATACGCATAGCGGCCAAGTCAATCGGCATGAAGGTCAAGTCAGGCACCGATGAAGACAAGAATAGAATAGTGCAGCGGATTGTTTGATGATGGCATCCTTCCTACCATCAGGGGTCAACGGCTCTGAACTGGCACCCGAAGCCAAGCTGGAACTCCTGCATGACATGTGGGAAAACGGGATGCACATCATCCCATGTGGTTCACCAACAGAAGCAGTGCCGCAATACTTCAGAACCAGGCACCCCTTCGATACAGAGGATGCACTCAAGGCTAAGTGGGCCAAGACACCACGAGTCAAGTGGCAACATTACCAAAAGATTCAACCGTCACGCGAAGAGATACAGCAGTGGCACACTCAATACCCGTCTGCGAACTGGGCAGCAATCACTGGTATCACATTTGCTGTGGTCGATGTTGACAAAGACGAAGCCGTCGAGTGGGTAGAACAAGGCAACATTAGCCGCACTCCACTCAAACAAACGTCACCCCGCGGTGGTGTGCACTACTTCTATTCGCTGAGTAGTGAGCTGATCCGCAACAGTGTGGGCCTCAACAAGATCGACATCCGCGGTGATGGCGGGTACATCATGGTGGCACCCAGCCATGGCTACAACATGGAGCTTGATCAGAACTACCCCATGTCCAGCATGGAAGATCTGCCCGTCCTGCTGCAAGACGATCTGCAAAAAGTCCACATCTACAACAACGGGGGCAAGGTCGAAAGCATACGCGAAAAGCTTACCGAAGAACCTAAACAAGAGGGCAGTCGCAACGATACGTTGGCACGCCTGGTCGGCAAGTGGGTCAAAGAAGGCTGGGGCATGCGCGAGGTCATGATCAAAGCGCAGGATTGGAACCAGACCTGTTTCCCACCCATGGACTTGATCGAAGTCACGCGCACCACCATCAGCATTGTAAACGGTCACATCAAGCGACACCCAGATGATGTCGATGCAGGGGTCATGCAGTGGCAGACATCCAAGTGGCAGACAGACATCAATGAAGATCTCAAAGAGATTCAGTCACAAGAAGACCCACTGGATGAACTGAAGCGAGATAGCGCGGAGGCACCAGAGCAGGGGCCGCTAGGTTTGAAACCGTTCAGCGCAGCTGAATGGGAGAACATGAACTACGATGGCATTGACCAATACTGGGGTGATGCCTTCATCTTTGAGAAGAGCAGGGTGCTGTTGCTCGGCAAGCCCAAGATAGGTAAATCAAACTGGCTGGGTGCATTCGCAGCCGGGGCAACAACAGGCACTGACTTCATGGATGTGCCGTTCAGTCGCCCACTCAAGGTGATGTGGTTCCAGGCAGAGATCATCGCAGAGTTTCTGAAGCGCCGTATTGAAACCTACTACAAACGCTTCGCAGCAGACGATGACCTCAGACGATTGGGTCACAGCAACCTGATCATCAGTGGGCGGCTGCGCAAGAACCTGATGAAAGACCAAGACATTCAAGCATTCTCAGATGAGATTGCATTTCACAAACCAGACATTGTCATGATCGATCCCATCATCAACTTCTTTGATGGTGAAGAGAACTCCAACACAGAGATACGCAAACTCATGGACAGGATCGACATGCTGATGGACATCAACAACGTCGCCGTCATTCTGGCTCACCATACAGGTAAAGAACGCGCAGATGATAAGTCATTCATGTCGGCTCGAGGTGGCTCGGTGTTCGCAGGATGGTTCGACTCTGGTGTAAAGCTTAGTGGTCAGAAGCCTGATGTGTCTGTGTTCTACGAAGCGCGCAACGCACAAGAACCCAAAGAACACCTAGCCAGCTTCGATTTTGAGCAAGGGATGTGGCAGGTCAACGAGTTTACCCCGCGTCAAACAAAGCAGTTGTCTGAAGAAGATGAAGTGTTGATTGCTGATGTGGTGGTGGGTGCAATGAGCAGCACGAAGTTCTACAAGAGAAAAGAATTGGAGATCTTGGCGCGTGAGGCGCTGAGCAATGCCAAGATGGCGAGTGGCGAGAAGTCTGCAATGAAAGCAGTGAGCTATGTGCAGAAATACAAGGGTCACATAGTCAAAACACATGCCGTGCCAGGGCAGGCGGTGTGGCATTATTTGGAATCGAATGAAATGAAGAGGCCGTGGGATGAGTGAGCTAACTGTAATAAGTCTGGGCGCAGGGGTACAGTCGAGCACGATGGCGCTCATGGCAGCGCATGGTGAGATCACGCCGATGCCTGACTACGCAATCTTTGCCGACACACAGTCAGAGCCGGCGCACATTTATTCTTGGCTTGATTGGCTTGAGACGCAGCTCCCGTTTCCAATCTTGAGAGTGACCGCTGGTAGTTTGAAAGAGGCGATACTCAACGGGAAAGATAGGTTCGCCCCGCCACCTTTCTATACATCGACAGAGTCAGGAGAAAGGGAAGGGCTGCTACGCAGGCAATGCACAAGAGAATACAAGATAGCCCCTATTCAAAAGAAGCTTCGCGAACTGGCTGGATACAAGCCTAGGCAGCGCATCCCGGCAG